AAAGGTATATTCAACAAACTCTTTAAGGATTAATTATGGCAATTTATAGAGGACCAGGTGGACCAGGTGATGCTACCACAGACGCATCGAGTGCTGGTACAGTAGCTACAACTGCAGCTGCTGCTGCTTTAGCAAGTCAAACTGCTGCCGCTGGTAGTGCTACCGCTGCTGCCGCTAGTGCATCTGCTGCATCTACAAGTGCAAGTGCTGCATCAAGTTCAGCATCAAGTGCATCAAGTTCTGCTTCTACAGCAACTACACAAGCTGGTAATGCTTCTACTTCAGCATCTAATGCTTCTACATCTGCAAGTAATGCAGCTACAAGTGAAGCAAATGCTACAGCTTCAGCTATTTTAGCTAATGATTGGGCTACTAAAACTTCAGGTCCAGTAGCTGGTGGAGAATATTCAGCTAAATATCATGCAACTGCTGCTTCAACATCTGCCTCTAATGCAAGTACAGCTGCTTCTAACGCTTCTACAAGTGCTTCTAATGCCGCTACCTCTGCTTCCAATGCAAGTACTTCAGCCACTAATGCTGCAAATAGTGCTGCTGCTGCAGCTGCTTCATTTGATAGCTTTGATGACATTTATTTAGGTCCAAAAGCTTCAGCTCCAACTGTCGATAACGATGGTAATGCACTACAAACTGGTGCTATCTATTGGAACACCACAACTAATTCATTATGGATTAGAGATGGTGCTGCATGGAATCCTGCTGCATTCTCTGCATCAGGTTCAGTTATTTCATTTAATACAAGAACAGGTGCTGTTACTTTAACATCAGGTGATGTAACTACAGCTTTAGGATTTACTCCAGGACAAGGTACAGTGACATCCGTAGGTGCTTCCGTTCCTACAGGTTTAACAGTCACAGGTAGTCCAGTGACAGGTTCAGGTACTTTAGCTTTTAGTTATACTGCTGGGTATTCAATTCCAACCACTACAAAACAAAGTGAATGGGATACAGCATATAGTTGGGGCAATCATGCTTCAGCAGGTTATCTCACTTCAGCGACAGCTGCAACAACCTATCAACCTTTAGATGGTGATTTAACAGCAATTGCTGCTTTATCAGGTACATCTGGTTTATTACAAAAAACAGCTGCTAACACTTATACATTAGATACTAATAGTTATGTAGTTAGTGGAGGTGCTTTAGGTACACCATCTTCTGGAACATTAACCAACGCAACAGGACTTCCAATTTCTACTGGTGTTAGTGGATTAGGTACAGGTGTTGCAACATTCTTAGCTACACCCTCATCTGCTAATTTAGCCTCTGCTTTGACAGATGAAACAGGAAGTGGATCAGCTGTATTTGCAACAAGTCCTACTCTAGTAACACCTATTCTTGGTACTCCAACCTCTGTTACTTTAACTAATGCAACTGGATTACCTCTTTCTACAGGTGTAACAGGTACACTACCAGTAGCTAATGGTGGATCTGGTGCAACAACTCTTACAGGTGTTCTTAAAGGTAATGGTACATCAGCATTTACTGCAGCTACAGCTGGCACAGACTATGCTAAACCTGATACTGCATCATCATGGACAGCAGCACAAAGAGGTAGTATCTCTACACTTACAGATGGTGCTACTATTACACCTGACTTTGCTCTAGCTAACAACTACACAGTTACACTTGGTGGCAACAGAACACTAGCTAACCCTACAAACTTAACTGCTGGTCAGTCAGGTTCTATCTTTGTCGTGCAAGACGCTACAGGCTCAAGAACATTAGCTTATGGTTCATTTTGGGACTTTATCGGTGGCACAGCACCAACACTTACCACAACAGCAAATGCAGTAGACCGCATAGATTATGTAGTGCGTACTACTGGTTCTATTCACGCAGTATTTACAGCTAACTACTCATAATGGCGATATTAAATAATAATCCTCTTGTCGGTGCATCTGGTAATCAAGGTGGCTATAACATAAACAACTCACTTCGCTTTAGAGGTAGTGCAACCGCATATTTATCAAGAACACCAGCAAGCGCAGGTAATAGAAAAACTTGGACATGGAGTGCATGGATAAAACTTGGTACTATTTCTGTAAATATGGGTACATTATTTATAGCTCAAGGTCAAACTGCTATATATCTTAATGATGGTACTACTTCTAGTTTTCGTGTTAATGGAGCCGCTGGTTCTGACTTAATTACAAGTTTAATGCCAAGAGACCCTAGTGCTTGGTATCATTTGGTAGTTGCCTGTGATACTACTCAAGCTACCGATACAAATAGATTAAAAATATATGTTAATGGAGTTCAACAAACTGCATTTCAAGCAGGTTCTGCTTATCCAACATTAAATGGGGATACATTTGTAAATAGTACAGCTGCACACTATATTGGAAGAAGAGTATGGAATGGTGACCAACAGTATGATGGATATATCGCTGAACAATATTTAATTGATGGCTCACAAAAAGCAGCATCAGACTTTGGTGAAACAGATACCACTACAGGCGTATGGAAACCTAAAGCATACACAGGCACTTATGGCACTAATGGTTTCTACCTTAAATTCTCTGACATAGCGACTACATCAGGTTCTAACGCTGGACTAGGTAAAGACTTCTCTGGTAATAGTAACTACTGGACTACAAACAATATCTCTGTCACATCTGGCACAACTTATGATGCTATGACAGATAGCCCTACTAATACAAGTGCGACTGTGGCTAATTATTGTGTATGGAATCCATTAAAAAAACCACTTACTGGTTCATATTCAAATGGCAATCTAACTATTGTTGGTGGCACAGATACAGAATCTTTTGGAACTATGGCATATCCAAGCACAGGAAGTTTTTATTTTGAATATCTTGTTGCGACAACTGGTGGCGGTGGTTTTGGACCGCAAGTAGGTATTTGCACTCTTGATGGAAATTATACTGTTAAATATTTTAGAAATGGTTATAAAGGTGTTAATGGCACAAATACTGCTTATGGTGGAGCATGGGCTTTAAATGATATTATTGGCATTGCTTATAATGCTTCTACAAATACAGTAACATTTTATAAAAATAATGTATCACAAGGTGATATTACTGCATCATCAGGTCAAGAATATTTTCCTTACTTTTTTGATAATTCAAGTTCAACTCATAATTTTACTTTTGGTCAAAGACCATTCACATACACACCACCTACAGGGTATTTGGCGTTGAATACCTTCAACTTGCCAAATCCAACTATATTGCAAGGTAATAAGTATATGGATGCAACGCTATGGACAGGAACTGGTTCTGGCATAACTATTACTAATGCTGGTGGATTTAAACCTGATTTAGTATGGTATAAACAAAGAAACGGCACTAGAAATCATTTACTATTTAATTCTGTGAGTGGAACAACTAAATATTTACAATCAAACACAACTAACGCTGAACAAACAGACGCACAAAGTCTTACATCATTTAACTCAAATGGGTTTACACTTGGAACAAATGGTAATGGTGCAACAAATGGTGAAACTTATGTAGGCTGGCAGTGGCAAGCTGGTCAAGGCACAAACACAACAAATACTGCTGGCTCTATTACATCTACTGTATCTGTAAATACAACTGCTGGGTTTAGTATTGTGACTTATACAGGAATAGGTTCTAGCCCAAAAACTGTAGGACATGGTTTAGGTGTAGCACCTAAAATGATATTGCTTAAAAATAGAAGTAGTGCTGTTAATTGGTATGTATGGCATACATCTCTAGGTGCAACTCAAGTTATAGAAGGATTAAATACAACTGCAGCTGCTGGGGCTCAAATTACTTTTAATAATACCTTACCTACTTCATCTGTTATATCACTAGGTAATAACGACTCAAATAATAATGGAACAAATTATGTATTATATGTATGGGCAGAAATAGCAGGCTTTAGTCGCTTTGGTTCTTACACAGGTAATGGTTCTACAGATGGAACTTTTGTATACACAGGGTTTAGACCAAAATATATTCTTATTAAACGAACTAATCTTACTGAAGATTGGTATATTTATGATACAAGTAGAATTACTTATAATTTGGGTAATATATTTATTTACGCTGACTTAGTTGACGCAGAAGGAACAGGTGCTACGGGAATAGATATATTATCTAATGGATTTAAACAAAGACAAACTGGCGGTGGAAATAATGCAAGTGGGTCAACATACATATACGCAGCTTTTGCAGAAAACCCATTTAAGAATAGCTTGGCAAGGTAACAATTTAACAAAGGAAAAATTATGTTTTTAATTAACGGAAAACACTTACCAGAAGGAGTAGGCTTTAGAGATGCTAATGGCACACAGTATCCTAGTAGCTGGCTTAACCTATCTACAGAAGAAGAAAAACTAGCTATTGGCATCACATGGGTAGCTGACCCTGTTCGTGCAGATGACAGATTCTATTGGGATGGTGATATTAATAACCCTAAAGCTCTTGAAGACAAGCTAGAAGTCAAAGAAGATGGCACACCACTTTACAAACAAGTGTATGATAAAGATGCTAATGATGGTAAAGGTGCTATGGTTGACACTACAGAACAAGTGGTTACTAAAGGTTTAAAGTCACAATTTATCGCACAAGTTAAAGACACAGCAGGTAAACTATTAGCACAAACAGACTGGTATATTATCCGTAAAGCAGAAAGAAATGTGGATGTACCAGCTGATGTAGTAACAAAAAGAGCTAACACTATTGCTGAATCTGATCGTTTAGAAGCAGCTATTACTGGTGTTACTACAGTAGAAGAACTTATGGAAGTTTTAAATAATCAAAAATGGACTGAATAATGATGACACCAGAAGAACATAAACAAGCCATTAAGGAGGCTTTAGAAGAGTGGTTAGATAAACAATTTACTAAGTTTGGTAGATGGTCTCTTCGTAGCATTGGAGCCATAGCTCTTGCGGCATTAGTTTATATGTGGGCTGCGTCGCATGGCTGGACTATTAAATAATCCCCTTATTACAGCTGACTCTATAAGGGCAGTTTATGTTTTGTTAAAGAAGCTCCCTCCATTTAATACATGGGGTCTTCCTTCAGATAAGCATATAAAATTTGCAGTAAAAGATAAGTTTTCATGTATGGGAGAGTTACAAGTTTCTCCTTATAAAATTACCATAGGTATCAATCACCATGAACACTTTATTACTTTAGTAACTACAATGGCACATGAAATGGCTCATTTAAAGTTACATAAAGATGGTGTTAAAGGATACCATAGACACACCAAAGAATTTAAAGAGTTAACCAACCAAATAGGAAGTGTCTTTGGTTTTGATAGGAAAACATTATGAAACATTTAATATATTTACTTCTAGTATTAATTACTTTATTTTATATTCATCATGTAGAAGCAGAAGAATACTTAGTAATGCAATATAACGAGAATGTTCGTATTGTTCTTTCTAATGAGAAATGCCCTACAGAAGGATTTAGAGCTGTAGCTCAAAGAATAGATAAACAAATTATGAAAGCTTGTTGGTCTTACAATAATAAAATGATTAACATTAAGTGGGAAGGTGGAGACTTTAGTGAGTTTCCTGTAGATAGATTTTACCCTGTGGAGATTAAATAATGGATCCAATCACAATATTAGCTGCATTAGGACCTTTAGCAGTAGACTTAGGTAAATCACTTATCAATCGTTTTGTAGCACCTGACCAATTTAAACCTGCTACTATAGAACAATATGCTCAGATGAAACAAATTGACCTAGAGTTCTTTAAAGTAATGAATGAAGCTGGTGGTGGTAATCCATCATACCCATGGGTAGAAGGTATTGTAAGACTTATGAGACCAGTTATTGGTTTACTTGTATTAGCAACATGGGCTACTATGCACTTACAAGGAATTGCTACAATAGAGGTAGATAACTTTGCTAGTGCTGTGGGATTCTATTTATTTGGAGAACGCAGTTTGTTCTATATTAAGAAGAAATGAAGTTAAGTCCTAATTTTAGTTTAGAAGAACTTACATTTAGTCAGGTAGCAAGTAGAAGAGGATTAGATAATACTCCTCCTCCTAAAGTAAAAGATAACTTGGAAAGACTTGCATTCTTTCTAGAACAAATTCGTAAACTTTTTAATAAACCACTCCTGATTAGTTCAGGGTATAGATCGAGGGAAGTCAATGAAGCAGTGGGTGGAAGTAAAACCTCACAACATTGTGAAGGATGTGCAGCTGACTTTAATGTCAAGGGAATGTCTCCTAGTGCTGTGGTTAGAGCCATTGTCGATGATAATGTCCCTTACGATCAGGTTATACTAGAATTTGATAGTTGGGTGCATATTTCAATACCTAATACTAAAGAACTTAAACCTAGAAAGCAAGCTTTAATTATAGACAATAAAGGAAAGAGGGAGTTTAAATGAAAAAAGTTCCAACCACTAAAGCAGGAAAGATGAAAAAGATTTCTAAAGTAATGCGAGAATTTAAGGCTGGTACCCTTAATACAGGTTCTAAAAAAGGACCTGTGGTTAAAAGTAAAAAACAAGCGATAGCAATTGCACTCTCACAAGCTGGTATGTCTAAAAAGAAAGGGAAATAATTATGCCAATGGTCGGAATGAAAAAGTTTGCTTACACAGAAAAAGGTAAGAAAGAAGCTAAAGAATACGCAAAGAAGTCAGGTAAGAAAGTAGCAGCAAAGCCTATGAAAAAAGGTGCAAAGCGTGGCTACTAAGGGTCTATATGCTAACATTCATGCTAAACGAGCACGAATAAAAGCAGGGTCTGGTGAAAAGATGCGAAAGGTAGGGGCAAAAGGTGCTCCTACTGTTAAAGCGTTTAAACAATCTGCAAAGACGGCTAAAAAGAAATGATTAAAAAAGGTAAAGAAACATTCTCTGGTTATAACAAACCTAAAAGAACTCCTGGTCATCCCAAAAAGAGTCATGCTGTATTAGCTAAAGTAGGTACAACAGAAAAACTAATTAGATTCGGTCAGCAAGGTGTAAGTGGTGCAGGATCTTCCCCTAAAACAGCTTCTGAGAAAGCAAGGCAAAAGTCTTTTAAAGCAAGACACGCTAAGAACATAGCAAAAGGTAAGATGTCAGCTGCCTATTGGGCAGACAAAGTTAAATGGTAATAAAGTAGTTGACAAATAGCCATTCTTATGGTATAATTGTTGTATATATAGGAATATTATAATGACTTATTTAGAAATTGTCAATAAGGTTTTAAAAAGATTAAGGGAACCTACAGTAGCGTCTGTCACTGAAAATTCATACAGTACACTCATAGGTGAACTTGTCAATGTAGCTAAACGAGAAATCGAAGATGCTTGGGATTGGTCTGCTTTAAGAATTACTCTTACAGCAACGACTGCTCCTGACCTTTTTAACTACATCCTTGTTGGTGCTGGAACTCGTTTTAGAGTTATCAATGTTGTTAATGACACTGATAATTTATTTCTAAAACCTAGAGATAGTAGATGGTTTGAAACCAATTTACTTATGGTTCCTGTACAAAAAGGTAGTCCATTATACTATAACTTTAATGGTGTTACAGAATATGGTGATACACAGGTAGATGTATTTCCTGTTCCTGATACATCTTATACTATTCGTTTTAATGTGGTTATGCCTCAAGATGAGCTTACTACAGATGCTGAGAAAGTAAAAATACCTTATCAACTTCTTGTTGAAGGTACTCTTGCTAGAGCTATTGCTGAACGAGGTGAAGATGGTGGTAATCAGGATCAAGAGATGCGTTACAGAAATATGTTAGCTGATTTAATTGCAATTGAAGCTGGAACAAGACCTGAAGAAACTACTTGGTATCCTAAATAATGGCTGGACAATTAAAAACTACTTCTATCCAAGCTCCTGGATTCATGGGTTTAAACACCCAAGATTCAGCTGTTACGCTTGAAAGCGGTTATGCTTCTATTGCTACTAATTGTGTCATTGACAAGTTTGGTAGATTAGGTGCTAGAAAAGGATGGGATGCTCTTACTACAAATAATGGTACATTAAATGATGACCAACCTATTGGTAGTATATTTGAATTTAAAGAGGTAGATGGTACTATTACCTATCTATCTGCTGGTGGTGGTAAGTTATTTACAGGTACAGAAACCTTAGTAGAACAGATTCCTAAAGCAGCTGACCAAACAACTAACTCACCTATTAGTCCTCCAGATGACAGGTTTCAATTTGCAGCACTACCTGAAGGAAGTGGCATTACAGCTTCTTCTTATGGCTTTGCAGCACAGATGGGTGTACCTTTTCTTGTATGGAGAAAAACATCTCATGTAGGTGCATTTATATTCCAACGAGTAGGGGATTATGGAACTAAACCTACAGGTGTTTCTACCTTTGACCCTGACTGTGTATTATCAGCATTTGGTAGAATATGGACAGCAAGACTTACAAGTAATAAAGTAAATGTTTATTATAGTCGATTATTAGATGGTGCAGCATTCACTGGCACTGGTTCAGGAATGTTAGATATAAGCTCTGTCATTGGTAATAATGATGAAATTACAGCACTAGCTTATCATAATAAATATTTAGTGATATTCTGCAAGAATCACATTGTAGTATATCAAGGTGCAGATGATCCATCCACTATGACACTCGCTGATGTTGTTGTAGGTGTAGGATGTATTGCAAGAGATTCTGTACAAGCTACTGGTACTGATTTAATATTCTTATCAAAGAGTGGTGTAAGAAGCTTTAATAGAACTGTACAAGAAAATACAATGCCATTAAGAGAACTCTCTCTAAACATTAGAGATGACTTAGTTGGCTACTTAGCTGTAGAAACACTTAATAACATTAGAAGTGCTTACTTTGAAAGGGATGCGTTTTACTTACTTACATTCCCTGGTTCTAAAGTAATGGTATATTTTGACTTGAGACAAGTATTACAAAATGGTGCAGCTAGAACAACTTTATGGAATAATAATGCAGGTACAAACTACACTGCTTTTTGTTCTACAGAAGATAGAGAACTCCTTATAGGACTTCCAGGAAAGATTGTTAAATATAATGGTTATCTAGATGGTACAGATCCTTATACAATGCAATACTTTACATCTAATTCTGATTTAGGAAGTGCTACAACAAATAAGATGCTAAAGAAAGCTTCTTTAGTTGTGATAGGTAGTGGAGATCAAGACTTTGTATTTAAGTATGGTTATGACTATACCTTAAATCCTACAGCACAACCTATTAATAGAAGTTTAGGTTCAGCTATTTATTCTACATTTAACACTACTTTTGAATATAACATAGCAAAGTATTCTTCTATTGGTATTGGTGTTAATACAATTGCAGTGCCTTTAGGTGGATCAGGTAAAGTAATACAATTTGGAGTTGAATCTGAAATTAATGACAATCCAGTGTCTATTCAGAAAATAGATGTTTATTTACAAACAGGGAAAATGATATAATGGCAAATTACACCAAAGCAACCAATTTCTTAGCAAAAGATTCTTTGGCTTCAGGAGATCCAGGTAAGATTATTAAAGGGTCTGAATTTGATGTAGAGTTTAATGCTCTACAAACAGCAGTGAATAGTAAAGCAAATAGTATCTCTCCTGCTCTTACTGGTACTCCAACTGCTCCTACAGCGTCTGCTGCAACTAATACTACACAAATTGCTACCACAGAGTTTGTAACCACAGCCATAACAGCTGGAGGTGTTCCTAGTGGTTTAATTGCTATTTGGTCGGGTTCTTCAGCTACTATTCCTAGTGGTTGGGTATTATGTAATGGTACAAGTGGTACTCCTGATTTAAGAGATAAATTTGTTATTGGTGCTGGTTCTACTTATGCAGTGGCAGCTACTGGTGGTAGTGCAGATGCTGTTGTGGTAAGCCATACTCATAGTATAACAGACCCAGGTCATAATCATACAGTTACAGTAGGAAACCAAGGTGGTGTTAATGGTTCTGTATCAGGTGGTGGTACTATTGCAGTTCCAGGAAGTAATACATACACAACAACATCTGTAACAACAGGAATTACTGTTGCTACAACAGGTGTAAGTGGTACTAATGCTAATTTACCACCATATTATGCTCTTTGTTACATTATGAAAGTATAATTAATGGTAATAAAAGATTTTATACCTGAAACATTTAAAGAGTTTTTACAGAATTTAATAAATAGTACAGATTTTAAGTGGCATTTTAATAAAAATTGTACTATTGAAGGTAATGATGGTATTTTTCAATTTGTTAATGTTGTAGTAAATGAACAAGGATATTTAAGTCCTGAGTATGATAAGATTAAACCATTGATATACTTTTTTGAAATGCACACAGGATTAAAAATAAAGGGTATTCGTAGGATGAAAGTTAATCTTCTTACTAAACAAGATATACCTGAAAGTGTTAATAAGTTAGCAACACATACTGATGTTAGTTTAAATGAAGAAGATTTTGTTTCTTTTATATATTATGTAAATGATTCTGATGGTGATACAGTAGTGTATAATAGTGACAAGACTGAAATTATAGAGAGAGCTTCTCCAAAAGCAGGACAATGTTTTTGGTTTAAATCTAATCAATTTCATAATGCTACACCTCCAAAAGAACATGACACACGAATTGTAGTTAATTGTATTTTACAAATTGAATGCTTAAAGTAGAATACGCAAATTTGTTATATAGGATTTATGGAAGTCCTAAAGAAAATAAAAGAAAGTTTTTAGAAGAAGCTTTAACTTGGGAATACTACCCAGTTTATCGTAATAACGAGACAGTTGCTTTATTTGTAGTAAAAGGTAATAGAATACACTGTGGATGCCTTCCTGAATATAAAGGAAAGTGGTTTCCAATGAAAATGTATAAAAGACTAATTAAGAATATAGTCTTAAAATATGGAAGAGCTGAGACATCTACTTTTCCTGAAACAAAAGAGTTTGTAGAAAGACTTGGGTTTAAGGAAGTAAGTAGGAATGAGAACATTATTAATTTTATAAAGACAGAGGTTTAATATGAGTTTTATATCAGATTTATTTGGTGGTGATCAACCTGATTATAGTCAGGCAGAGTTTCAACCATATAATATTACAGGACCAGCAGGTGGTATCACCTATGAAGGACAAACTGGTACAGTTACTCTTGCTCCTGAACTACAACAACTATTTCAACAATATTTAGCTGGTGCTACTGGTGCTCTTCCATCAGCAGAGCAACAAGCATTTGCTAATCAAGTTAGTCAGTATGGTCAAGGATTATTTCAACAAGCTATGGGTCTTGATACTCAAAAAATGACTTCTGATTATTATAATAGAGTATTGGCTGGATTAGAACCACAAAGAGCTGAAGAAGAGTCTAGATTAGCTAACACTCTATTTAAAACAGGTAGAACTGGTGCCGCTACTGGTGTTACAGGTGGTTATGTAAACCCTGAACAATTTGCTTTATTAAAAGCTCGTGAAGGTCAAAATCAACAACTTTATTTATCAGCTGAAGATAGAGCAAGACAAATTCAACAAGATAAAATTAAACAAGCTTTAGGATTGTATGGTACTGGGCAAGAATTAACGGCTACTCCTTATGCTACATCAGCTAATATACTTGGTTATGGTACTAACATTCTTGGTATGGCTAATCCTTATATTACACCATCTATCCAATTAGGACAAGCAGGTGCTCAAGCTGGTGCTAGTATTGTTGGAGCACAGCAACAAGGTTATGGTCAAAATCTTGGTTTTTGGGGAAGTTTACTAGGGTAATTATTTAAGGGATTTATTATGGCAAATGTAGTTAAAAGTTTATTTGGTGACATCCTAGGACCATCTCCTGAAGAAATTCAACAACAACTTTCTCTTCAAGAAGGACGAGCTCCTTTATTTAGAACAATGGTATCTAGAGGTGCTAGAGAGTTAGGATCATTATTTGGTATTGAAGATCCAGCATTAACTAGAGCTAAAAAAGTTAGACAAGCTCTTTCTGATGCACAAAGAGATTTAACTCCTGAAGATTTACAAAATCCTAATGTTCTTTATCCAAAACTTATTGAAACTTTTAAAGCTTATGACTTACCTGAAGAAGCTCTTCAATTAGGTCAATATGCTATTTCTCAGAAGGCTGACTTAGGTCTTACTGAAGCTAAGACACAAGTAGAGATTAAAAAAGCTCTCACTGAAAAAGAAGCTAAACTATCTCCTTTAGATAAAGCTCTTACTAACTTAGAGCAAGCTCAAACAGCTCTTGAAGCAGATCCTACCAATGAAGGATTAAAAAGAAGAGTTCAAGCTTTTGGTGGAGAGGTAGAGAAACTTTCTACAGAGAAACAATCTACAGATGCTCAATATGCTGAAGCAAATGCTACATTGAATAATCCAAATGCTACAAAAGAACAAAAGGCAATTGCTCAAGCAACTATTGATAGACTTTATCCAATTAAAGCACAAGGTATGGGTCAATATGAAAAAGACCCTGTTACAGGTCAATACAGACCTATTCCAGGTACTCCTGCAGAGGAAAAAGCAACCGACAAAGAAAAGAGAGAAGTTACTAAGATTAATAATCAACTAGCTTCTGTCAATCTTGTTGATAAGACTATTGATAAAGCCCTAGGTCAACTTTCTCCTAAAACTACAGGTCTCGTAGGGGTTGGTGCTTCTAAGATTCCTGGTACAGATGCTTATACGCTTAAAACAACACTTAACACCATTGTTGCAAATCTAGGCTTTGATAAGTTACAAGCTATGAGAGATGCTTCACCAACTGGTGGTGCACTAGGTCAAGTTGCTGTTAAGGAAATTGAATTCTTACAACAAACTATTGCTTCATTAGATCAAGGTTTAACACAACAAGAACTAGCTAAAAACTTAGCTGAAATTAAAGCATCTTATGCTAGACTTCAAAAAGCTCTTAGTGAGTCTTTATCTGAAAAACAACCTACTACAACTAAAGCTCCTTCTTCAGGAGCACCTGCTACAACATCGCCAGCTGGTGGAAGTGTACTAGATATTATTAGAAGTTATAAAAAAGGATAATCATGAATATTGATTGGTCTAAACTATCTCAAGAGCAGCTTGATATAGCTGAGAAAGTAGTGCTAGAAGCTCAGAAACAAGGTGTGGATGAGAATTTAGCATTAAGTATGGCTAATATTGAAAGTGGCTTTAATCCTTCTGCAAAGTCACCTAAAGGTGCTATTGGTGTTATGCAACTTATGCCTACCACTGCTAAAGAATTAAATGTTGATCCTAATAATGTAGATGAAAACATTAAAGGTGGAGTATCATACATTAAACAAAACTTTGAGAAGTATAAAGATCCATACCTTACAAGTATTGCTTATAATGCAGGTCCAGGGGTAGCAGATAGATTTGCTGCATCTAAAGACCCATCTATTCTTCCTAGTGAAACTATTAACTATGTAACTCGTTTAGGGGATATATATACACCTACAGTGAGTGTAACTCCTACAGAAACACCTGCACCTGAACAACCTTCTTTAGAGGCTACACCAGGAACAGTACAATCTGCTGTTGAGAACCCACAAAACTACTATGAGTTTAATCCACAAAATATTGGTGTTGCTGGTGCTATTGGTGCTGGTTTAAGTTTAATTCCTGCTATTGGTGGTCCATATAGAGTGGGTAGAGTAGGTATTGAACTAGGTAAACGAATTTTAGGTGGGGCAGCTTCAGGAGCTGTATCTTCTGCTGCTGGTGAATATTATAAAGCAGGAAGACCTGAAAACTTTGAGAATGATGTAACTGCTATGGGTATTGAGTTAGCTGCAGGAGCAGCTCCAACAATTACTCGTGAAGTTATCTCAAGACTTCCTACAGCTATTACAAGTTTATTTCCAGGGGATACCCTTACAAGATATATTGGTAAGCCATTAAAATCTTTACTAGGTGGAGAAACAGAGTCTGAGTTTATTTTAAAAGAATCTAAACTTGGTAAGACTGATACAGGGTTTGCTAAGAGAGTTAAACCAGGAACTTCTACAGATGTATTTACTAGAGGTAATGAAGAAGCTCAAAGAAGATTCTTAACACAAAATAATATCCCATTTACTCAAGCTGAGACAGCTGATAATGCTGTTCGTAACTTTGTTAAGACAAACATTGATGACTTGTATAAACAAGGTAAAGGTTTCGTAGATAGCCCACAATATCAAAAATTACAAGGAGACTTGGCTCAAAGTATTAGAGATGGTCTTGTTGATCCACAAGAATTAAAGATTATTACTAAAGTTATTGGAAGTCAGAAATCTCCATTAAATGCTGACAAGTTTAAAACTACAATATTAAACTTAGCACAACAAAGTGAGACTACTGGTTATAAAGTATATAACTTAGATAAGACAGCTCAAAAGCTTCTTACTACTGCTATGGATGACTATTTTACATCAACTACTGGTAAGCCATTATATGGTCTTTTAAAGAAAGTAGAAGAAGATAAATATATAGCACAAGCTCGTGATAGCCTCCCTGTATTAATCCAAAAAGGATTTAAGGGTGATGATGTAGATCAAGCTCTTACAAATCTATCTAAGAGTAAACAAGGTGTAGAAGACTTTAGAAAAGGATTAGCTACCTATCTTAAAGTTATTCCTGAAAAGGATTTAGTAGCTGAGTTTAATCGTCTTGAACCAGTTATTCGTAAATCTAAAGTTATGCCTCTAGAAGACTTAACAAAAGTTAAAAGAAACATAGCTGAATATAAATCTGCTGGTGCTAAAGCAGGTGCTGTAGGGGCTGTTTTATTAAAAGATTCTATTCTAGGTCTACTAGGTGCAGAAGCCACTAGAGTAATGCCGATGTAATAAAAAAGGGGCGTTAAGCCCCTTAATTATTTAGCCATCATATATAATCCAACATTTGCTAACGCATATCCAAAATAACAAAGACTCATTCCATTATTACCAAGATAGAATTGCTCAGCACTAATATATGAATAAATAAGTCCTGTAATAATAATTAGTATATGACTCATTTGTTTTATTCACCTTCTTCATCCCATTCTATCATAACTCTAATAATTAGAAGATCAAGAAGGAGTATCCACCCCTTCCCTTTCCTACCAATCTGTTTATAACTCATGTGTTCAAATCCTACATTAACGCCACTGATAAATTCTGATCCAAAATAAAACATTAGTTCACCTCGCAAGTTCCGCCAGCACAAGCTAGATTATCTTTAGCTTCTGTATGGTCGTCATGTTCAATTACTTTCGTTAAGTCTATCTCTTGAAGATGTTTAAACATTTCTTCAAAGGTTTCTTTAGTACAATCTTCAAATGGAGCTTGTTGATAGGTGCCACCATTGTAAGGAAGTACAGAGATACCAGTGTAGTTATAACGATTCTCCCACATCCATTTACCACATTCTTCCCACTCATTATCTTTCAATGAGATAGTACAAGAAACATTATGCTTATTATCACCTCTATCATGACCATAAGCTACCCATTGTAAGTTAAACTTCTTAACTCTCTCAAGAATATCTTTATAGCTTTCAGTGCGTAGAATAGAACCTTCAGGAGCTTTCTGAGGGAAACTCATCACAGCTTCTAAGTGTGGTTTAAACACACAATCTTCTATAAGAGCAGGTACAGTAGAAGTCATGTAAGTATACAATGGCTCATTCTTACCTACCCTCATCCTGCGGATATAATAATCATTGTGCCAAGCATGAATGCCACTACTGCTACCGAGTACAAGAGAAGTAGTACCAGCAGGCTTAACTGTAGTAATTCTGGCAGATTCTTTAATACCGATGATCTTTGCAACTCGTTTGTTTTCTTCTTTCGCTTCACCTGCAGCCTCCGCTAAATTAAGTTTAAGAACTCCACCTGAAGCAATACCAGTCATAGAAACACCAAGTAGTGCATCTTCTTCTGAAGTTTCTTTCCATACATTTCGTAAGTAATGGAAGTCAGTGTATCCAGCTTGTAGTGTACCAATGAATGATGCAGCTCTCACACGAGCATTTAATGTGTCTTGAGTGGTTACATCTGATACATTAACTTCAACTAGGTTACAGTAGGAGTTAGGTCTTAAACTAATCTCAGCACATGGGTTAGTACCCACATCATAGTTATTAGTCCAAAATACTCCAGGTTCACCTGCTCCTGATTGCTCTACTCGTTTCCAAATAGAGACCCATTCTTCTTCTGTAATCTCTTCTCTGTTTAATACAACAGAGTTATTAGCACGACCTCGTTGAGGGTTTAGTTCCCACCAATCCCCACTTTTAGCTGACATCATATCCATGTCATCTTTATCGAATAGAGAGATAAGAGCAGCACGACGAATACCACCTGATAGCACAGCATCAGCAATATGGCATATCATATCATGCACTTCAATAGGTTCTAGTTTACGACCAATAGCATTGTTAAGAACACTACGGAGTTTATCTAAACAGATTCGTAATGGATCAGGTCCAGGGGCTTTACCACCTGAGGTAATGAGTCTTGCACCTTTTGGTCTAATATCTCTAAAGTCAAATACAGGGTCTGACTTACCAAGAGTGTAGGCTTTAATTAACACTTTAACAGAGTCAGCCCAACCCTCAATGGAATCTCCTACCAAGAATCGTCGTTGTTTAGCGGATGGACCAATGATAGTAGGGAGTCGATCTGTGTGTCTGCGTTGAACGCTGAAGCCCACGCCACTTCCGCCAAGTAGGTTAAACATGGTCTCGCTGAAAACTGCAGGATGATCGACAGGGGAATAAGCACAATTGAACATACGATTATTGCTAAGTTCAATAGGAGTACCTCCAAATTGAAGACTACGCATAGAAGGCAATACTTGACGATTGTAAACATATTTGTAAACATCTTTAATTTCCTCTTTCAATTGTGGGTATTTCTTAATGTGCATAACCATGTTACGACTAACAAGCTCTTCCCAAGTTTCTCTGCGTTGAGCTTCAGGGACATACTTAGCATATTTATTAAATATGGTTATGTCACTTAATATCTTTTGACTTTTATCCATTATTTT